TGTAAAGGTGATGATGTAATTGTTAAAGTTGAAATACTAAGTACACCGACTGGAAACATACTTAAAGAATTGCTTAAAAGTGGAATAAAACTTTGTATTAGTAGTAGAGGATTAGGCAGTGTAGAAGAATTATATGAAGATGGAAAAACAGCTGTACAAGTAAAGGATGATTTTGAACTTATATGCTGGGATTTTGTAAGCAACCCTTCAACACACGGTGCTTTTATGGCGCCTTCATCAATGAATGAATCTGTTGATAAGTCTAACAATGTTAAAAATAAATATAACAGAATAAATAATTTAGTTTCAGATATTCTTTGTGAAATGACGGGTCATTGCGAAATACCATCTAACAAAAAGAATTCCTGTGGCTGTGGAGGACATTAATGAAAACGAGTCAATTAGATAAATACGGACCATTTGGAAAATATAATGCAGTGGTAGCAGTAAGCAATGGAGACAGAGACTTTAGTTCAGGCTCTAATGTAGGAGCTGCAGCAATCCTTATATCTGGATCAGCTGCCAACCCTACGCAAGGAGAAGGATCTTTGGATCTTGCAAGAGGCGGAAGTATGGAACTAAGATTTCTTTCAACAGGTGTAATTCATGAAATTGGAGTAATGAGAGTAACTGTATTAGATGCTGACACAACAGTATACGTATTAAAGAGGTAAACTATGAAATTAAAAAAGATATTAGCAGAAAACAATCTAAGCCCCGAGCAAAAATCAAAATTTATAGAGGCTGTGTCTAAATTTAATGAATTTGGAAAAAGCATATATAGAGAAAATGATTTAACTGAAGTTATTGAGTCAATTAAAAAACTTTCAGAAAGCGCAGGGAATTATATTGTATCTGAAACCGAAAACTGGTTTGACGGTGTAACTGTTAAACGAGATGTTAAAGAATTAAATAACACCACAAATCTTTTTGAAAAAACAGCCATGGAAATGGCAAGCTTACAGCAAAGATTAGAGTCGCTATATGAAGATTTAGGAGGAAAACTAAATAGATACTATGAGCTTTCTGAAAAATTAGATCCAGTTGGCAAAGAAGACGATGATATAGACAATGATGGTGATACTGACAAATCTGATAAATACTTGGCAAATAGAAGAAAGGTAGTTTCAAAGGCAATTAATAAAGAAAACTTTGATATAAAAGGTTGGCAGAAATCACAAGGGATAAAACAATGAAAAAATCAGAATTCAGAAAATTAGTACAGGAAACCATTGCGTTGGTATTATCAGAAAAAGCCGGAATTATTACTGAAAAGTTTGAGTCTAAGACTGCTGGTAAATTATACAGTAAACTAAAAGGTACAGACTCAAAATTCTTTCAAGCATTTGCAAAATCATATGATGTAGATTGGGCAACCGCACCAGAAGAAGCTTTTGGAAAAGGTCCGGACCCTAAACTAGTTAACTTCTTTTTTGTAAATAAAAACAAAGTTAATCCATTCGAAAGAGGTAGTGGTTGGGAAGGTACAATTAGAGCTGGACTTATTGGTGTAACTAGAGGAAAAGAAAAAATTCACGTTAGTAGAGACAGATACTACAGTAATCCGCGGAAATCAACATATTCTGCAACAGGTGAAAAAAGCAAAGGCCGCAACACGGGTTCTGCAATGGGTAGTAATACTGAAAACCTACACAACTATAAAAGGTTTGCAGAGGTTGCTGATGAAGTAATTACTATTGACCTTACTAAAATAGGTACATCTGGTGGTAAAAAAGCTGATAGAGCCGATGCAAAAGCTGGTGCAACTGCACTTATTGATGCTAAAACAACTGCAAATCAGAATAGAAGTAGATATGAAACAGCAATAAGAGATAGATTAGCAAATTCAAGTCCAGGTGACCAAATAATCAAAATGGTAGACGCTGTGACTAAGATGTATACGCAATCTGTTAACAAGCAAGTAGCGATGTTAAAAAAGAAAAAAGTTTCTTCTGGTTGGAATGATTCTTCTACTAAGATTAGTAGATCGTATAGAGATATAATGAAGGAATTTGAATACTACTTAAGAGCAGAAAACCAAGCTATTAAAGGTGCGGATAGAGATAAAGCCAGTAAGTTAAAGGCTGGTGATAAAGATACTTGGAGTGAAGAAAAATATTATCAAAAAGAAATGATTAAATATGCAAGAAGTATACAAAAAGAATATAAAGAACTAGCTAAAGCTTTAAAGGCGATAGATGCAAGCAAAGACTATATAGATCTTAGATAAAAAAATAATAATGTGCAATTAAGTGACATATATTTTTATATGTCATTTTTTTTGTTTATATTAAAGTAATTAAACGTTTAACTAAAACAACAATATGCAAAAAAACAACGATTTCAAAAAAGACCGACCATATAATAATGACGGCAAGTTCAAAAAGTCTAACTTCAAAAGATACAGGAGAGAAGAATTTTTTGTACCCGGTCATGGACTGGCCGTTAAAGTACCAGACGCAAACACTGGAACATTAGAAAAAGCCTTAAGATATTTAAAAAGGCAATTGAAAGATGATGATACTATGGCAAGAGTAAGGTCAAAAAAGTATTATGAAAAGCCATCAATGAAAAGAAGGAGAGAGCTAGACGAAGCCATACGAAACAACAATTACCAAGAAAAGGTAACAAAGAGACACGTCAAGTACGTCTGGACAGCAATTATTGATGGTAACGCACAATAAAATACAATTATTTTAAATTAAGGGAACATTTTTTGTTCCCTTTTTTATTTTTAGTATATAAGTATATATTTATATCTATAATGATTGAAAAATACCTTATCTCTTATATAAGGGTAAAAAATCATAAATTAAATTCTATTAAGGTTTATAATAACCTTATTTCCAAAAAAAAATTTTAAGGAGAAAAACTATGGCAAAATCAAATTTGCTTAAAGAAGCAATTGCTGACGCTAAAGCGGTTAGAGAAACGGCTATTGCAAACGCTAAATTAGCTCTCGAAGAGGCTTTCACTCCAAAACTTCAAAGTATGCTTTCAAGAAAAATCGAAGAAGAAACTGAAGAAGATGAGGACACGGTTGATGAAATAACTGGTTCATCTACAATTGGTAATGGCGACAATAAAGTCGACATAGCTGATGGTGATGACGAAGAAAAACCTGAAACTACGAAACAATCTGCTGCTTACGGTTCTGAAGATTCAAATAATACTGTTGTTGATAAACTAACAGAAAATGAAGAAGACGAAGAAGAAGTAACTGAGGGTGAGTATGGCGAAGACGAAGAAGAAACTACTGAAATGCACGAAACCGAAGATGATGAAATGGACTTAGATCTAGAAGCAATCATTAGAGAACTAGAAGGCGAAGACGAAGAAGAAACTACTGAAATAGCTTACGAAGAAGAAGAAGATTTACCTGTTGATGAAATGGGTATGTCTAATGAAACTGAAGAAGAAACTGTGGATGAAGCTGAAGACGAAGAAGAAGTTGACCTTGACGAAATCATTAAATCTTTACACGAAGAAGACGATGACGAAGAAGAAGTTAATGAGGCTGAAGACGAAGAAGAAACTACAAAGGTTGATGAATTATCTGAAAGATTAAAAGAAGCTTATACGACGATTAAAACTATGAAATCTACTATAAACGAAGTTAATCTTTTAAATGCAAAACTTTTATTTTCTAACAAGTTATTTAAATCACATAACTTGACAGAAGGTCAAAAAATGAAAATCATCGAAACTTTTGACAGAGCAGTTTCAACAAGAGAAGTTAAGTTAGTTTATTCTACATTAGCTGAATCTTTAAGTTCAAACGCAAGTAAAAAATCTACTATTAAGGAGAGTTTTGCTTCAAAAGCTACAAGATCTACTAAACCAGCACCTAAAGCGGTGATAGTTGAAGCAGATCAATTTACAAATCGAATGAAAAAATTAGCAGGACTATTATAGTACCTGTAACAAATTAAAAGGAGAAAAAAAATGGCAAACATTTCAAACTTATTGAATGATGCTGGTAACGCATACGATAGCCGATTACAAGAAACAAGAGGCTTAGTATCGAAGTGGGAGAAAACTGGACTTCTAGAAGGAATTGGACAAGAATACGACAAAAGTGGTATGGCTGTTCTTTTAGAAAATCAGGCTCGTCAATTAATTGATGAAGCTTCAAACACATCAAGCGGAACCGCAAGTAAAGAACAATGGTCAGGAGTTGCACTTCCACTAGTACGTAGAGTATTTGGTGAAATTGCTGCAAAAGACTTTGTAAGTGTACAACCGATGAACTTACCATCAGGTCTAGTATTTTTCCTAGACTTTAAATATGGAACTGACGCAGATTCAAACTTTGGTGGCGCTTATGCTGGCGATATCTTTGGAAATACTTCAGCTTCTAATCAAGATCCAACAGGTGGTTTATATGGTAATACTCCTGCAGGTGGAGGTAGATCTGGATTTACTACTAAAGTAAGAACAGCTAATATAGCATTAGCAGCAGCTGCAACTAACAAATCATCTTCTGCAACATGGAAAGATGTAGGATTTAGTGCTGAGCTATCTGCTTCTGTTGCCGCAGGTCAAGTTATTGTAACTTCTGCTTCTATTGCTGACTTAACTGATGGCACTTTTGGTATCGATGAAGATGCAGTAAGAAGTGCATATGTAACTTCTTCAGTTGTAACTCCAGCCGATAACTTAAACGCATATAACTATGTTAACGCAACTACAGCAGTTGCATATGCATTTGTTTCTGCAAGTACATTAGCTGCAGCTGGTTCAAACACTGGTTTCTGCTGGCATTTCACAGGTAAGCCTACTGCTGACCAAAGAAATGACTTTGAAATGGTTGGTGCAAACGTTGATACTTCATTAGCAACTCAAGATATTGGAATTCCACAAATTGATGTTGACTTAAGAAGTGAAGCAATTGTTGCTAAGACTAGAAAACTGAAAGCTGCATGGTCTCCTGAGTTCGCTCAAGACTTGAATGCTTATCACTCTATCGATGCTGAAGCTGAATTAACTTCTATGTTATCTGAATACATTTCTATGGAAATCGATTTAGAAATCTTAGACATGTTAATTGCAAACGCTAATACAACTGACTACTGGTCAGCTGCTCTTGGTGAAGTATATGATGGTCAAAGTGCATTCTTAAGCCCAACGGCTGCAGAAGCTTATACACAGTTCACTTGGTTCCAAACTTTAGGTACTAAAATACAAAAAGTTTCTAACAAGATTCACCAAAAAACGCTTAGAGGCGGTGCAAACTTTATTGTTACCTCTCCAGAGGTTGCAACAATCCTAGAATCTATTCCTGGATATGCTGCAGATACTGATGGTTCAGCGCAATCATTTGCAATGGGTGTACAAAAAACTGGAGCATTAAATTCTAGATTTACTGTTTACAAAAATCCTTATATGAAAGAAAACACTATTTTATTAGGATTTAGAGGAACACAATTCTTGGAAACTGGAGCTGTTTACGCGCCGTATATTCCATTGATTATGACTCCACTGGTTTACGATCCTACAAACTTTACTCCACGTAAAGGTGTAATGACTCGTTATGCTAAGAAAATGGTAAGACCTGAATTTTATGGTAAGATTCATGTTGCAGGATTAAATAGAATATAATTAATATTTAATACTTAATCATATTATTAAAAGAGGCTAAGAAATTAGCCTCTTTTTTTGTGCCTTGATATTTATACTAAATAGAGAAGAGAAAGTTATGGCAAGAGAAAATATAGAAAAAAAACCACCTAAAGGTAGTGTTAAATTTTCAATAACATTATCCGAAGAACAAAAAGCAGCAAAACAAGCAATGTTGCATCATCCATATAATTTTATAGTGGGAAAAGCAGGAAGTGGTAAAACACTACTAGCATGTCAGGTAGCACTTGATATGTTTTTTAAAAGGATGACAAATAAAATAGTAATCACAAGACCGACAGTATCTACTGAAGATAATGGATTTTTACCAGGTTCAGAAAAAGAAAAAATGGAGCCTTGGTTAGTACCTATCAGATCTAATATGAGAAAGATTTATAACAAACCTGAGATTTTAGATAAAATGGAAAAGGACGAATCCATAGAGCTTGTTTCTTTAGCACATTTTAGAGGTAGAACATTTGAAAATAGCGTTGTAATTATAGATGAGTTTCAAAACTTAACAAGATCACAATTCAGAATGGCACTAGGAAGACTAGGTAAAGGGTCAACAATGATATTTTGTGGAGACAACCAACAGATAGACTTAAAAGATAAAAACTATTCTGCAATAGTTGACTTATCAAAAATAAATGATTCACAGTATGTTTATAAAAGAGTATTGGAAGACAACCATAGACACATAGCAATAAACGAAGTATTTGAAATGCTAATGGGAATGTAAACTACTAAAAACATAAACTATTACAAACTAGTTTGATATTTATATACGAGCAACATTCTAACTTTTTGAGAAAAAAATGGCAACAAACATAACAATATATGATGGATCGGCTGGATCGATAAATGGAAATACACCATTTGGTTTATATGATGCTGATGCTACTTTTCAATCTGATGGACCTAAAGTAGCAGACTGGTGTGCAAAAAGAATGGGTTATCCTATAGTAGATATTGAAATGCAAGATCAGAATTTCTTTGCGTGTTTTGAAGAAGCAGTAAGTGAATATGGAAGCCAAGTAAATTATTATAATATAAAAGAAAATCTTCTTACACTAAAAGGCGCTTCAACAGGTAGTAATCTTACACATAAAGAAATAACACCAAATTTTGGTAGGCTTATAACACTGGCTCAAAAATATGGAACTGAAGCATCTGTAGGAGGAGATACCACTCACTATAGCGCATCTCTACAATTATCTGCATCAAAACAAACATATGACTTAGATTCAATGCTTAACCTAGAATCAGGATCATCTGCCGATAATATAGAAATAAAAAGAGTATATTATCAAGGTACTCCAGCAATGACTAGATTTTTTGACCCATATGTTGGAACAGGAATGGGATCAGATCATTTACTGGAAGGTTTTGGTATGGGTAACTATAGTCCAGCTGTAAACTTTTTAATGTTGCCAATGTACGATGATTTATTAAGGGTACAAGCAATAGAATTTAATGACCAAATAAGAAAATCTGCATATAGTTTTGAGCTAAGAAATAATAGATTAAGAATATTTCCAGACCCAAAAACTACATATAAAATTTGGGTAGAATATGTACTAACTACGGAAAGAAATAACCCCTTAAAAAATGGTGAAGCTAGTGATAAGATAACTGATTTTTCAAATGCAACATATAATGATATGGTTTATTCTAATATTAACCACCCTGGAAAGCAGTGGATTAGAAAATATTCATTGGCACTAGTAAAAGAATTACTGGGTAATATTAGAAGTAAATATAGTTCTATACCTATACCAGGAGCTGAAGTTAATGTTGATGGAGACACACTACGTTCTGAAGCAGCTGTAGAAAAAGAAAATTTAATATCTCAACTTAGAGAAGACCTTGAAGCTTCATCTAGAAGAAATCTTTTAGAAAGACAGAAAGAAGAAGCTGAGTTTATGGGTGAAACAATGAATAAAATTCCATACGGAATATACATAGGGTAATAAATATGGCTTTATTTGGTGGAGCAAGAGATATAAGTTTATTTAGAACTCTAAGTAGAGAACTAATAAATAAAATCATAGACATAGAAGTTGACATATTTAAAAGTGCAGTTTATGATTCTAATACAAATATATACGGTGAATCAATAGATAAAGTGTATAAACCCGGAGTTAGGGTTGGATGTATAGTAGAAACAGAAGACCAAGAATGGGAATCTAGTGAATTTGGTATGGATGTAAACCAACAGATCAAATTTTCATTTTTACGAGATGACCTATTACCTGTTGGAAGTATTGGTACACCTGCTGCAAATGTAGTTTTAGAGGTTGGTGATACAATTTGGTGGAATAATATTTATTGGGAATTAGACTCTGTTGTAGAAAATCAATTTATTGTTGGTAAAGATCCTGAAACAGATAAAGGATTTACAAGTGGTGATAGATCAGAATTTGGTTCTAGCTTTGCAATAATTTGCTCAGGACACCAAACACGAAAAAGTAGAGTTCAATTAGACGACATAAGAGCAGGCTTTAAATATGGCCTGTATAATGAGTAAAAATATATGAGTAATGCAACAGATTATGTAGATAAGGAAGGAAACCGAATTCCTACGGGTAGAACTAAATCTCCTCCTGCTCAAGTATCTGCTCGATATTCTTCAAATCCTAATTCAAGTAATACTAATGCATCTACTGCTGCAAACAGATCAAGTGAAACATATAAAGAAATAGGTGTTGGCTTATATGATATGGATGAAGCAATATATTATTACTTTGAAAATGTTATTAAACCAACTGTTGGAGAAGGAGAATCTGAAGTAAAAGTACCTTTAATATATGGCTCACCTGAAAGATGGAAGTCAGTACAAAAATCTGGAGTATTTAGAGATGAAACTGGCAAAATACAGCTTCCATTAATAATGTACCGAAGAACTGGTGTAGAAAAAAATAGAAATCTAAGCAGAAATCTAGATGCAAATAATCCAAACCTACATATAACATTTGAAAAACAGTACAATCCTAGAAATAGGTATGATAAATTTGATTTATTGGTTGGTAGAAGACCGTCTAGAGAGTTTCATAGGGTAATTATACCTGATTATGTTAATATAACATATGAGTGTATAGTTTGGACAGACTTTATAGAACACCAAAATAGAATAGTTGAAGATATAAATTATGCATCAAATTCATATTGGGGTAACCAGATTTTTTTAAATTTTTGGCAACCTTGGATTCTTTTGATATATCAAATGAATTAGAACAAGGAAATGATAGAATGTCAAAGGCATCTTTTACATTAAATTTATCTGGATATATTATACCAAATAATTTACAAAAAGAAATGGATAATTTTGATAATACAAGTTATGGAATAGCAGAAATAAATATTGGTGCAACGGTTGTAACTGATATAAATAATTTACCAAATAGTGGTAATCAAATTAATGTAGGAAATTCAGGTGTTGTACCTGAAGAACCTTGCTAAAATAAAGGAGTTATAAAATGAACAAAGAAAAAGACATCGCAGACAAATTACAAGCCCACAGAGCTGAAAAAGCAACTGAAAATACTAAAAATACTGCAAAAAAATTTACTAAAGAAGAAATAAATAAAATATCTACAATTAAATTAACATATGACCAGGTTACGTTAAGAATGGGCCAAATTCACTTTGAATTATCGGCTTTGACTGATGAAAAAACTAGCCTTGAAAATATGTTTAATGAAAATAGAACAACAGAGATAAAATTTGCAGAAGATCTAAGCACTAAATATGGTAAAGGAACATTGGATATAGAAACAGGAATATTTACCCCTGTAGAATAATCTTTGGCTTTTTACTAGATATTTATATATAGAGAAACAAAGGATTACTATCTCACATAAAGAATATAATAAGAGGAGAAAAAATAATGGCCGAAAGAATTGTTAGCCCAGGTGTTTTTACACAAGAAAACGACCTTTCATTTTTACCAGCAGGTATTGGCGAAATAGGCGCTGTAATTATTGGAAGGACTGAAATAGGTCCAGCATTCCAACCTACAGTGATTCGCTCAATGGGTGATTTTGAATTACAGTTTGGAAGTAGTACAGCAGGTACTTATGTACCATACACAGTAAAAGAATATATTAGAAGCGCAGGCGCTGTAACTATTGTTAGAGTTCTTGGATTAGATGGCTACAATATCACAAACCAGGTATTTTTATATGCATCAGGTTCAACTACATTTTCATCTCAATCCAATGCAGTTGACGGAAATTCTAAACATTTATTAGCGGTATTACATGCCTCTGCAGATGATGATGACCAACAATGTACATCAGTAGCATATGGTACTGTTGGTGGAGGTGCATTTGCTACCGCATCTATTTCTATGAGTCAATTGGAAACAGGTTTAGGAGATACTGTATTTAGTGATGGAGCAGAATTTCAAATTAATGCTGGTGGAGTAAATTATAGATTTATTGCAGAAAGTAGTGTAAATCAAACACCAGATAATAATCCTATATTCTATTACCCTACAGGTTCTAATTCTGATGCATCTACTGCATTATTAAAGACAGAAATAAACACGGTACCAGTACTTAACGGATTAATATCTGCAACAGTTTCATCATCCAATTTACTATTAACTGCAGTAACAAAAGGAATTGCAGCAAACTCTTTTATAATTAAAACAGGTTCTGCAATAGCCGCTCCAGTAGTATATACTACTCAAGTTGGCTATAATAACGCTTTCCAAGATGGTGTTGCCAATACAGGAAGTGGAGACTTAAGTAATGCCTTAACTGGTAACGGAGTTGCAACCTTTACATGGAATAGTGCAGTAGCTGCAACTTGGTCATTTGATAAATCTAATGCAAATTACTTTGAAGATCAATTACCGGTCGCTGCAGGTGCATATGTACCAGGTGTAGGTACTGGAACAGAAACATATATTAAATCAGCATACGTTTATTCAATATTTAATTCTCAATCTTATGGTGGAAACATTGATAATAACGGTGGTGGATATGGTTTCACAATCGCAAGTCACTCGCTTCAAGATATAGACTTTAATGCAGCTTCAACTGCTGCAGGAACAGGAACAAATAGTGCTACATCTGGTAAATCTTATTCAGCTGCAAGTACGCCTTGGGTTGTTTCTCAAACTATTGGTGGTTCAACAAACGAACCATTATTTAAAGTACATACATTATCACATGGTAATAATACAAACACAATGGCCAAAGTAAGTATAGTAGCTATTAAAGCTGCAGGTAGTGTTAGTGGACAAGAATATGGAAGCTTTACAATAACTGTTAGGAAATTCGATGATACAGATACTAAAGTAGTTGCTTTAGAATCATATGCAAATTGTAATTTAGATCCTAATTCGCCTAACTATATTGCAAGACGTATCGGTGATAAATACAAATATTACCAAGCGGTCGGTGCAGATAGTAAACTTGTAGTTAAAGGTGATTATGAAAACCTTTCAAAATTCATTAGAGTTGAAGTAGACGAAAGAGTAAGAAATGCAATATACTCTCCAGGATTAATACCATTTGGACATGAAGGTTATTTATCTCCATTCCAAGCATCAACATATGGCGCATACCCTGCTGCCGCATTAGTAACTTCTAGAAGTTTAACAACAGATACTAAAACTTATTTTGGTTTTAACTTTAACGAAGATGTACTTAATAATGGAATGAAATACTATCTTGCTCCTTTGAGTGATACTGCTAATATAGGTTGGAATAAAACATTTACATTAGAACAATGTGTACATAATAGTGCAACAGTAAATACTGGTTCTGCATTAAATGCTAAAAGATTTACACTAGCCCTACAAGGAGGATTTGATGGAACAAATCCAGCAACACCTGTTAATCTTGGATCAGATCTTTCATCTGGAAATAGCTTTGGATTTAGTTTTGCAAGTACAACAACAAGTGGATATACTGCATATAAAAAGGCATTAGATACAATATCTAATCCTGATGAAATAGATATTAATCTTATTGTTATGCCCGGTATACTTTCACAAAACGCTTCAAACATCGTAACTAAAGCGATTGATGTATGTGAAGATAGAGGTGACTGTTTCTTTGTATTTGATGGAGTTAATTCGTTAAACGGAGATGCAGTATCAGCCGCAATATCTCAAGCTGACAACTATGATACAAACTATGCAGCTCAATATTATCCATGGGTAAAAATATTAGATGCAACTGTTAATAGATTTATATGGGTTCCGCCATCGGTAGTAGTACCTGGTGTAATTGCTTACAACGATAGAGTTGCATTCCCTTGGTTTGCTCCTGCAGGATTAAATAGAGGAAGCCTAGGAAGTGTAAGTGATGTTTATACAAGACTAACACATGGCGAAAGAGATGACTTATACGAAGGTAAAGTTAATCCTATAGCCGTATTCCCTGCTGTTGGCGTATGTATTTGGGGCCAAAAAACCCTACAAACTAAGCCATCAGCATTAGATAGAATTAACGTTAGAAGATTATTAATAAAACTTAAGAAGTTTATTGCTTCTTCTACAAAATACCTTGTATTTGAACAAAATACAACAGCAACAAGAAATAGATTCTTAAATATTGTTAACCCTTATTTAGAAACCGTACAACAACAACAAGGTTTATATGCATTTAAAGTTGTAATGGACGAAACAAATAATACACCAGATGTAGTAGATAGAAATCAAATGAAAGGTGAAATATTCCTACAGCCTGCAAAAGCTGCAGAATTCATTATTATTGACTTCAACATTATGAGAACTGGTGCATCATTTGAAGAATAGAATTTAATAAATAAGATAACATGATGATATTTATATATAGAGGAGAAAAATAAATGGCAAATTTAGTAGACCCAAGCGAAATAATGTTCACGGCCTTTGAGCCTAAACAACAAAATAGATTTATATTCTATATTGATGGAATACCTGCATACCTTATAAAGACAGCAGCTAGACCAAAGGTAGTGACTGAAGAAGTTGAATTACAACATATCAATGTTTCAAGATATGTTAAAGGTAAAACAACTTGGGATCCAATTGATATTGTACTTTACGATCCAATTGTACCGTCGGGTGCACAAGCCGTAATGGAATGGGTACGTTTACACCATGAATCAGTAACAGGTAGAGATGGTTATGCAGATTTCTATAAGAAAGATATAACTATAAATGTACTTGGACCTGTAGGTGATAAAGTAGAAGAATGGACGGGTAAAGGCGCAATGATTACAGGAGCAGATTTTGGAGCAATTGATTGGACCCAAACTGCAGCAGTTAACGAAATAACTGTATCTATTAGATGCGATTACTGGATATTACAATACTAATACCTTAACAAACTATAAAATAAGGCCCTTTCTAAATGTTAGGGTCTTTTTTTGTGCATTTTTTTGCGGGAATATATATTTATATATGTTATACAAAAACAAACAATGAATAGGAGAAAAGTTATGGCAAAGTCAAAAGTAGTAGATTCAGATTACCCAGGAAGCGATAGATTAAGTAATGATGAATTAAAACAAAAAGTAATCAGTGAAACACCTGTATCAAACCCGCAAATAAAAGAATCAGATTATAAGTTTCCAACAGAAACTATAGATTTACCGTCAAAAGGAATATTATATCCTCAAGGATCGGCACTATCATTAGGAAAAGTAGACGTAAAGTATATGACTGCAAAAGAAGAGGATATTCTTACATCACAAAACCTAATAAAAAATGGAACAGTTATAGATAGATTATTGCGATCATTAATAGTTTCTCCAATAAATTATAATGATCTATTAGTAGGTGATAAAAATGCAATAATGGTTGCAGCTAGAATACTAGCTTATGGTAAAGAATATAAGGTAGAACTAACAGACCCAAATACTGGTGATAAGCAAGAAGAAATAGTAGACCTTACTCAATTTGAATATAAAGATTTTAATATAGAAGGTTTAGAAGCTGGTGAAAATAGGTTTTCAATGCAACTACCTGCGTCAAAAAGAACTATTGAATTTAGATTACTTTGCCATGGAGACGAACAATCTGTGCAAGATGAATTAAAAAGGCAAAAAAAATCATTTAAGGGTGGTTTTGCTGGTGTTAAGCCAGAATTAAGTACTAGACTTAAAAAAATGATAGTATCTGTAGATGGAGACAATGATCCTATAAAAATAAGAAATTTTGTAGAAAATGAATTCCTTTCTAGAGACTCTTTAGCATTCAGAGAACACATAGAAACTATTTCACCTGATATAGATTTAACATATAGTTATTTTAGTGAATCAACTGGAGATGAGCAAGAAATTACTCTTCCAATGTCCGTTCAGTTTTTTTGGCCTAGGGCCTGAATATAGGCCCATTCTGCACAACATGCTATTTGAGATGGCATATCATTCCCAAGGGGGTTTCACATGGTCTGATTTATATGATATGCCAATAGCCCTTAGACGATTTTATTGGGATAAACTTCTTAATGCTAAAAAGGCTGAAAAAGAAGAAATGGACAAGGCCAATAAAGGATCCAAACGAAGATAAAAAGCAAACTTCTTTGATATTTATATATGAATCAAAATCAAAGGAGACGACACATGACCAACGAGGAAAATGTAAGAAAGGCTGTCCGAAAGGAAATCAAACAAACACTTAAAGAAGACAACATTGCTGTTGACTTAATATCATGGCTAACCAAAAAAATGGGTGTGTCTATAGAGAAGCGCGCCATGAAAAAACTTGCTGGTGATAAAGTACTTCAAAAGGCTTTGTCCGACATGCGTATTAAACTAAAAGATCTAGGCCACGATTCCCCAGGAATGCAGGCACTTCGCAACTTATAGGAAAAATAATAAATGGCTTCAAAGAAAGACTTAGATATTCAAAAGCAAACAACTGCACTCCAAAAGGAGCAGCTGGCTCTTTTGCAAAAAATATCAGGTCTTGAAAAAAGTATTACCAAAGAAAAGAAAGAAAACAAAATCTTTTCAAAATCAATTGCAGATTTTGATAACTCTTCACTACTAGCTGCCCAAGCTAAAGAAAAAGTCGATCAAGGAAGATTAAGTCTTGCTAAGAATATAACTAGTCTTGCCACTATTGAAGCTGATATGATGAAAGAGCTCCAAGCAGGCGCAATAAGCCTAGAATCACTATTTGGAGAGCAAGAAAGCATACTTGTCTCACTTAATGCTCAACACCAAGAGGAAATTGATGCCGCAAAAGAACACGGAATAGGCCAAACTGCACTAAACGAACTATTGGTATTCCAGAAAAAAGAACACGACGCCATACAAGGAATAATGACTGAACAAGTCGATAAAGCCATAGAACTCAACCAAGAAATGGATAAACAACTTATTACTGGTGAAACCATGCGCGATAGGTTAATGACCCAAAATGATACTCTTAAAGCTCAGGAAGGGGTACTTGGTGATATACAAAAAGGTGCACAAAAATACATAGGAATATTTACTAATGGACAAGCAGCGTTTGCGTTTATAGATAATAAATTATTTGAAATGGCAAAAGCAGCTAGAGATTTTGCTCAACAAGTAGGTATAGGATACGCTTCTGCCGCTAAACTACAAGCTTCAGCAACCATTACTGCAACAAAATATAAGTTAATGGGCATGGAGGTTCAAGACGTTGCTGATGCCCAAAATGAATTACTCCAACTAGGTTATAGTGTCGAAAAAGTAACTGGAAAAACTACTGAGTCTGTTGCATTTATGTCAAAAAGATTTGGTGTAGCTACCGCAAGTGCAGCAAAATTAAATAAAATAATGGCAGGTATGTCTGGCCACAGTCAAGTAGCTGCAGATGCAATGTTAGACCAAGCTGTAGCATTGGCAAAGGCAAATAAAGTTGCACCTGGTGTAGTTATTCAAGAAATGGCTGAAAACTATGGAGAATTTGCAGCTGCTGGTAAAAAAGGTTTTAAAACCATGACTATGACTGCAATTGCAGCTAAAAAATTAGGTATGTCTATGTCAGAAATTGCTAGTATAGCTGATGGACTATTAAATATAGAATCATCAATAGAGGCAGAAATGAATGCTCAAGTTATGACCGGTAGATCAATGAACCTAAATAAAGCTAGAGAATTGGCATTAAATAATGACCTTATTGGTATGACTAAAGAATTAGTTAAACAAATGGGTAGTTATGAAAACTTTTCCCGTATGAATCGTTTAGAACAAGAGGCATATGCTCAATCTGTAGGAATGACGAGAACTGATTTAGCAAAAATGCTACAAAATGCAGATAAACTAGAAAGCCTCACTGCTGCTCAAAAAGAACATTACAACGAGACAGGAGAAATATTAAAAGATAATGATTCAATACTAACTGCAGAAAATGCAACATTAGCCGCAAGTATTACAACAGGATTAGTAGCAATAGGACAACTAGCTGCAAAAGGCGTAGGTTTAACAAAAAACTTATTTTTAGAAAAATCAATTACTAAAGAAAAACAAAAACAATCAAAACCTGGTAAAGGTGGTGGAACTCCTGGTAAAGGATTTAATGTAAAATCTGCCTTAAAAGCGGCCGCAGGAATGTTAATAATAGCTGCCGCAATGTTTGTTTTTGCAAAAGCTGCTCAACAGTTTGGAGACGATATAAATTGGGGTAGTGTAGCAATGGGATCCGGTATACTTATTGTATTAGGCCTAGCCGCCGCATTAATAGGAAATATGTCTTCACAAGTTATTCAAGGTGCATTAGCAATGGGTATTCTTGGAATAGCTCTTATACCTGCAGCATTTGCATTTAGTCTTTTAGCTGGCGTAGACGCTGGAGCCATAATTGCAATGGCAGCCGCAATCATAGTACTTTCAGCAGCTGCACTAATTATTGGATCTATAATGATGTCTGGTGTAGGCGCAGTTGCATTTGCCGCTGGAGCAGCCGCAATTGCATTATTAGGAATAGCAATTATACCTTTTGCAAGTGCACTAGGTATGTTAAAGGGTGTAGATGTTGAAGGAACAATGTCTGGAATAGTTTCTTTGGCCATGATTGCTCCATTATTAGCATTAGCTGGTTTTGGTATGACAATGTTAGGATTAGGTACGCTAGGATTTGCAGCTGCAATGTTTTTAATGGCGCCAGTTATAGGAACAGCATTAGCGTTTTCAGAATTAATGGTTCAATTGGCTCCAAATTTAGCTGCACTCGGTGCAGTTGGTTCTGGTTTATTAGCAATTGGTCCAGCTTTAGGTTTAATAGGATTAGGTTTAATACCTTTTTCTTATGGATTATTAGCACTTGCAATGACTTCTTCATTTATACCTTTATTGGGTGTATTAGGAGAACATATGGCAGTACTAGGACCAGCATTATCTCAATTAGCTTCTGCTGGAGGAAACTTACTACTCATTGGTCCTGGTCTTGCCTTACTTGGCGCAAGCCTTATACCACTTTCCTTCGGATTATTGGCATTATCATTTGTTTCAGGTATGATTCCAGTTCTTGGACAATTAGCTCCAATACTTTCTGAAATGGCGCCTGCTTTAGTTGCTTTATCGGCTGCAGGACAAGGAATGTTCTTAATGGGTGCAGGATTTGCAGCATTTGCCGGAGGATTATTACTCATGGTACCTGCATTATATGCTCTTATGCCATTGATGCCAACTCTATTATTACTTGGCACACTTGTTGGAGCAATGGGTGGATTAGGTTCGATAATGGGTAGTGGTGGAGGAGAAGAATCAAGTTCAACAGAATCGGCTGGATCAAAGGATAGCGGTGGAAATACTGAAATAATAGCAAAACTAGACCAATTAATAGCTGTGATACAGCAACCAGGTGTTATAAACATGGATGGTAAAAAGGTAGGCGAAGTAATGCATATGGCTAAAGGTTTAACGAGAACATAATATGGCGAAAAAATTTGAAACAGTAAATTTAGCATCTTTTTATAAAGATAGTGGAATAGGCCAGACAATTGCTACATCAATACAGCAAGGACCTCAAAAACAAGCTGCCTTATTAGGTATACACGATGGAATATCAAATATAAATGCTACTGGATTCACACCAAATAGAGAAGCACTAGACCCAACCGAATTTACAGGCATAGGATTACCTGATGTATTTCCAGCCCCAGCTAGTCCACCTAAAATAGGGTTTTCTCCAGCTGGATTTATATTTTCTCCTGTATTTTTAACACCAACAGTTGCTAATAATATGATACCACCAGCAAATAGTGGATTAGGTGTATCAAATAATATGATTTCTCCAGTAAATGCTGGATTAAGTGTATCAAATAATATGAATTCCCCAATAAACGCAGGAATAAGTGTTATAAATAATATGGGTAATCCTCCTGGTACAACCCCAAGCGTAGCCAATAACATGGGTAATCCTCCTGGAACTGCTCCATCAGTAGCCAATAATATGCTTCCACCAGATCATGGCACAGCTAAATTATTCCTTCATGACGGTATACCAAATATAAATGCATTAGGGTTTACTTTAAATATGAATTCAACCCAGTTTGTAGGGATAACTGGTAAAGGAAACAATTTTTCATATAACCATACAGGAAATCAAGGATTAGGACTTATAGGTATTTGGAATGGTTTTAGTGATATTGATGCTGCAGGATTTATACCAAATAAACATCACCTATCAGTTTCAGACTTTACAGGAGTTGGAGGAGATCCTGGCAATATGACCTTTAATTTTCCTACTCAGGCAAATGGTGGAGGACAAATTTGGGCATGGAATAGATCAATATATAATGATAAATTTGCCGGACCAGTAGATGGAATAGGAAATCAAAAAGCATCAGGCTTTACATTAAATAAAACCCACCAATCGCAAACAGATTTTAAAGGAATAGAGGCAGGAATACCATATAGTTATCCTGAAGATATATCTACAAGACAGAGTTATCTTTTTAATGATACATTTTATCCTAGTGTAATGGGTAATACATCTGCCCCAACTGCTCCAGGGGCAAAAGACGGGGTAGGACAATCCTTAGAAGGATTTTTTACTGGCCAAAAAAGTAGGTTTTCAAATAATGATAGCACTGATATTAAATTAGTAGGAAACTTTAAAACACAAGTTGAAGATTTATATAAATCTCTTAACTTAAAGGACGAAGCACACAACTCAGGATTTTATGGTGATCAGCCATATATAACTAGAGATATTGGTAGTAATTGGAGCCTATTTAGTGACGGTCCTGGACCAGTACACGGCGACACGGCTGTTCGTGGAGGAGTAGGTACTTCACTAAATAGAGCCTTAAAAGATGTTGATAGAATTGGCCAATATATGTTGAGTCCTAATGGGCTAATATTTATAGCTAAGAATATAGGAATGCAGTTAACTAACCCAAAATGGCAAGGTGCAACAGTACTAGGATTATCTAGAACTAGAATATACCCACTAGGTTTATCAACAGTTGCTCAAGTAGCAACAAATGCTGCAGGAATACACTTAGTAAGGCACGGCCTAGGACCATTAGAAGGAGACGGTACCCACTACGAAACAACGGTAAACGAAATAGGCAGAGATAATTATACCAAAGGTACTGTATATGGGGTAGGCCTAACACGTGGTAAAAGTAGATTATACGCCCTAGCAGACGAAATAGGTTCTGGATATTTTGATCCAGCAACTCTAGACAATTCAAAACCTAAAACTGAAGGCGATGGAATATTTGCAAAATTAGGAAGATGGACAAAAAAACAACTTCAAAAACTTACTCCTAGTAGAGAAAAAATAGACGTTCTTTCAGGACTACTTGGACCTCATTCTGTTTATGGTATAGGTCGTACAAGAATATTTAGATCTAAAGCAGGGTTTGGCGTAGGTCAACATACAAATAATACTGGTACACATGGAGAGTCTGTTTCCTTAACAACCTCTTGGGGAAATAGAGAAGAAACCATATCAGATCCTGCAGCTGGTTTTAGGGCAGATAACCCAAACTTTGGAAATAATGGTTGGACACCTAAAGAAGGCCTTAGATATAGTGACAATAAAAATAGTGAAGGAAAATTTAAGTCTGAACGATCAGCTGATCTTGAAAAAATAGACCTACAAACTCCCCCAGTACTATTAAATAACGCTGAAACATTAGAAATACCGAATATGTCTCACCATTATGAAACTATAGCATATGGAAAAATAAAAGAAATCCAATCAGACCAAGCAGGTACTTCAATAGTTGACTTTAGGACATATTTGGATGGTGATAATGCAACTTCAATAACTCCAACAACTGATCAGTGGAATGGTCAAGATAGGGTTACTAGGTTTAGAGAAAATTATGGTAAAAAAGGAAAAAATATTTCAGATAGATATTCCTTACCTGGTGGTTTTGAAACTGTAGGATTATCTGATAGTAGTGTTATTCCAGATACTAATGGTTTTGCAGCACCAGCAAATGCATTAAATCAACCAGAGGAGGCAGGCAAACAAAACGTTCCATTTGAAGATCTAATACTTTTTCAATTTAAAACACTACAACCAATAAAACATACTGTACAATTAAGGGCAATGCTAACAGATTTTACTGATTCGTTAGCACCAGAGTTTGAAGATGTAGGATATATTGGCAGAACTAGTCCAACATTCTTATTTAAAAAAATATCTAGATCAACTAAGTTTAGTTTTAAAATGTATGCAATGACTAGGGAAGAGCTAGATGCACAATATATAAGATTAAATAGGTTAATGCAATTAATTTCTCCAGGATTTACCAATACACATTTACCAATTGGTCCACTACTTAAATTAACGATTGGTAATTATTTTAAAGACATACCAGTTGTTGTTGATAGCTTTGATATATCTATACCTGATAGTTCTCCATGGGACATAGATCCAGGAAGACAATTGCCTCTATACTTAGAAGTTAGTATGGGTTGTAAAGTAATGTTTAATGAAGCACCAAACTATAATCCTGCAACAGGAGTATTAACAGATCCTAACACTGTAGATACAAATACACCAGCAGCTAACGATTTAGCAGTATTTAGAACAAATAGTAATTATTTTAATGCAATAAACCAAAATTTTGGCAAAGCAGCTGCTGCCGCTAAAGAAGAAGCATAATATGAACAGATACATAACATCTAAGGTAATTAGAACAACAAAAGACGAAACAACTAAACATGCAACATCATTTGTACCTAATATAGAAAGAGAAAATACTGACCTATTTATACGCACAAGAGCCGGTGATAGGCTAGATTTATTGGCTCATGAATTTTATAAGGACGTTACTTTATGGTGGATAATAGCATCAGTAAATAATCTTGGAAAGGGTAGCTTTGCTGTACCTCCAGGAACAAGACTGCGGGTACCAATGGATATTAATGCAATAATTGAAAAATATAGAGATTTTAATCAAAATAGAAGATAAAATATATTCAGTTTTATATTTATTGCAAAGGAGAAATTAAATGTCTTTATTAGGTTCAAATATGGCTGGTGGCGTACGCTCTGAACTGTGTAGGCGAGCCAAAATAATACCAAATGGATATGGTCCATGGACACATGCACGTATTCCTTGGGCCCGATTTTCTCCAGCTGTACACCACGGTGACACAGACGCAGAACAATTAAGACAATCACATATAATTTTTGGTGGAAACCTAACCAATTTAGAAAAAAGTTATAAAACAAACAAAACTACTAGAATGGGCCCATATTCAAATAACTACATGGATATTAAAGACGGCCAATCAGCTGGTAGCAACAGAAACAATCCAAGGCCCGGACTTACAGGTGTTAAAGTTGAAGAAAAAGGTACACTTGGTGGTATTAAAAAAGTAACTGTTAATTTAACAATTTGGGATAAAGCAACATTAAATTCAATGCAATATTCATTATTTGCATTAGGAAAACATGCATTAATAGAATATGGTTGGAATATAGATACTACTGGAGATCTAGTTACTACAAATCTAGGAAAATCTATAACAGATATTTCTAAAACAGACTCAGATTTTCTTTGTAAAGTAAGAACAAAACAAAGTGCTCACAATTTTTGTTATGATGCAATTAGAGGAATAATTAGTAATTTTAACTGGAGTATAAATGATAATGGTGGATTTGACTGTACAGTTGAACTAACATCTAAAGGAACAACTTTTCTTTCAACACCAACTGAAACTGCAACAATGCATAGTGGTTGTGATGAAGATCCAGATGATGAAGATTCAGAACAAGATAAAGTTCACAGACCCAACATGGAGCAACCTTTATATTTTTTAAGGCAAGCTTTAAGGGTAACCCATGAAAATTCTCAGGCAGTTAGAAATTCTAATGGTGCACCAATAGGAATGGCTGCTCTTTTTGATAAAGAACTAAGTGCACTAGAATGGATAGGTTCTTTTTTTGGAGAACCATCTAACGAAGAATTAGACTTCTATGTTAGTTGGGATTATTTTGAAGAATACATTGTCAATAGAAAACTAGCCCCAATATATTCAGCAGCAGTTTCACAAACTGCAGCCGCTGGAAATGCAGGATTAGAAACATCCGCAACTAATCCAGGCGTAGATAGTTGTAGTGGTAATTCAGATTCTAATCCTCAAATGTTTAAGTCTGCTTATGAAGCTGCAAAAACTGGAATGGATGAGCACCCAAGAGGAGATTCAGCAGTATATTCTCTTGATAGTAGAGGAACAGTAGTAAGAAATTCTCCTTTTCTAATATCGGCTGATCCCGGAAAGGTATTATTACCTAGACAAGAACATTGGGTTCTTCACCCGTCATCTATAACAAGTATAGGGCAATTTGGAGCATTTATACAGGGTGTAGTTGCATATGCTGGAGAATATGTAAAAGAGAGAATTAGCTCCATCACCCTCAAGAATATGACTGGAAATCACGGAAAAGCTAAAAAGGCTGCAGAAAAAGCCCAAGACAGTGCAAAAGACGAAGCTTTAGATAAAGCAGCAAGAGAAGCAAATGTAAATGGGTCGACAGCAAAAACATTAGATGACTTTAAACCATTTGACTACAAATATGAAACCCAATCTCTTTCAAACGGAGCAGGTTCTTCAGGTGAAGGTTTATTAAGTAATGTATTACTAAATGTAGCGTTTATAGAAGATGTTTGCAACGAAGCTAAATCTTTAGATGACTTTATGGATAAAATATTAGAAGGTATTCAAGCATCTTGTGGAGATATTTGGGACCTAGTATTAGTTGAAGACCCTGATAATCCTCAAGTAGTTAGGGTTATCGATAGAAATATGGTAAAGCAATCTAAAAAGGTTAAAGGTTTTCACTTTCCAGGTATTGGTAGAAAATCAATATGTAGAACTATAGATATGCAAACAGATATAGATTCTAAAATGGCTGCGATGATGATGTATGGTAGTAATAAATCTCAACAAACAAATGCCGGACAACCAATGGGTGGGGCATCTTCAAATGAATATAGATTATTTAATCATAAAACTAAAGATTTAGTTATGGATGGTATAATTTTACCAGACTCTAAAGCCCAAACGGTAGGTGTAGATTGTTGTGCAGATACAATTGCAACAGACATAAACGCATTAAGGGACGCGTGGACAGGATATTATAAAAGTGCTTCTGAAATTGCAGATGAAGTAAATGAAGACAGTATAGAAGGTATGGTCACAGCCATGAGAAAGTTGTTAAATATGGCTTCTCCTGACCAAGCGTTACCCACAGAAGAAACTCCAGGTGCTGGTGTTGTACCATATACTGCTGGTGATGAAATAATAACTGTACCATTAAAGGTATCGCTAGTAATAGACGGCATCTCAGGCCTAAGATGGGGAAATTATATAGGTTTTACTTCAGATACAGAAATACCTAATAGATATACTTCAGGAAAACATGGTTCATCCTTTCAAATAGTTGGTATTGACCATGAAATCACAACCGGTGATTGGACAACTTCTATTAGAACAGTGATGAGGCCTGGTAGTTGTGATGGTAAAGGAATAAATAATTGCACCGGTAATCAGGGAAATCTTCCATCAGAAATAATGCCAACTACTGAAACTGTAATTTTTGATCTTATACCACTTATTCCTCCAACCACTATAAATCAAAGAAAAGAAGAAGAAGATGAGTTTGAAATAACCCCATTACCTATGCTTGGAATGGAGCCTTTATCAGTTGAAACAAATATGGATATAGAAAAAGCAAAGTGTCCATGTGAAGACGGTAGTCACCACCAAGATTGCTGCAATGAACCAGTATCAAGTGACGATGAAGATGATGATACTATATTAACAAATGTAGTTGTTGACACTGATAAACTTCCTAAAAAAGGTTGTCAATGTCCAGATGGAGAATTTAGTCCAGAGTGTTGTGAAAACCAAGAACCAGAACCATCAGACATAGATCCTGCAGCATGTGAAGATCCAGATCCTATTCCTGAACCAGGAAAAATAGAAATAGTAGAGCAAAAAGTAGGAAAAGAACCAGATATTGTCATTGAAGATACTGTTATTGAAGAAGATTGTGATGGTTGGCAAAAAAGAGGATCTGTTATATCATCTGGTAATATAACGTATAAAGCAGGCCCATTTTTTGAAGATGTTTGGTACTATGAATTTAGAGCCCACCCTGAACATTGTTATTTCGTTGAACTATTTTTATGGCATGGCTATGATTCGTCAGGTGCACATGGAAGATCAAAACCAACTTTCCAAAGTATGCGTCCTTATAGTGATCAAACACTTTCAAATTTATTTGGTTTAACAAACAATTTTGCAGCATCAACCCTAAATAGAACCGCAACTGCTGATAGTGCTGCAGCAAACATAGTATCATCTAGAAACCGCTTTAAAGGCAATAAATCAATAAAAGATGTGAAAAAGGAGCTAAAGAAAGGAAAGTCTCAAAAAGGCCGGATGTTTGGATATAATGAAAACACGAAAACAGAATCAGGATTAAAACCGGGTAGTAGATTTTCAAGTGGTCTTTGGGTATCAAATATGGTAAGCTGGTTTAGAGACGATCAACCATTTAAAGTTAACCAACCAGCAGTAGCAGGTGATGGAGGCCCAGCTGAATATCAGAAATGGAATGATAGAGATGGTAAGGGTAGGGATCGCCTGCAAACTATAGCTAGAAAACAAAGTGACAATAATGCAGTTGGTTCATTAATTAAAGACTGGCTATTACAAACATGCTTTCTTGTAAGTTCTCCTGTTAGGACGCAAGTGGCAAAAAACTATGAAGCTTTTGCAAAAGGCCAAAACTTTGCAGGTGGTAGGTATTGGGGTGGATCTGGAGCTTATGGTAGAGATAGTGCAACAAGGTTTAATAAAGACTTAGTGACTGGAGATGGTTGGGCAAATAAAGGATTTGGTTGGAATCAAGGTCTAACACAAGAAATGTTTAGTAAAGGTGTATCAGAAAATGATGACGGTGATCTAGCATATAATGACGAAGCCGGTAAGCTATTTAATTTAAGTACTTCAAAAAATCGTTCCTCTATTAAGGATGATTTAGGAAACTTTAAAGAATTGATGGATACCTCTGGAGGAGGCTTTTAAATGAGAGTAAA